GTCGGGCCTGACCCTCCAGTCGGGCCTGCAGGGCCAGTTGGGCCTGGTGTGCTAGAAGCGGGGCCTGTAGGGCCTGCAGGACCAGTGGGGCCTGGTGTGCTAGAAGCGGGGCCAGTCGGGCCTGCAGGACCAGTTGGGCCATTAGAACCAGTGGGCCCTTGAGTTCCTGTAGGACCAGCAGGACCTGGCGTAGTGGAAACGGGTCCAGTTGGGCCTGCGGGGCCTGTAGGGCCAGTTGATCCCGTTGGGCCTTGAGTTCCTGTAGGGCCAGCAGGGCCTGGCGTGCTTGACGCTGGTCCAGTCGGACCCGCAGGACCAGTGGGACCAGCAGGGCCATTTCCACTTCCTGTAGGACCTGCGGGACCTGTGGGACCTGCAGGACCAGTAGGTCCTGGAGTCGATGAAGCGGGTCCAGTCGGGCCAACACTTCCAGTAGGCCCAGCAGGTCCAGTCGGGCCGCCAGCTGGGCCTGTCGGACCTTGTAGACCCTGAGGCCCTGGAACAACACCTGTAACCTTAACTGCAGATACAGAAGGACTACTTACAGTTATTGATGGTAAAACAAAAGAGGATACAGATGCTTTTGCTGAAGAAGTAGATATTTTTACTACTCCAGAAGATGCTTGAGATACCTTTGCTACCTGATTAGAATGAGATACATTTATCGTCGGGGTAGAAGACTGAGATACCTGCGGCGCAGATGAACTAACCTTTACAACCTTTACCGACATTACGCAACACCTGGAACAGTAATGTCTTCATTAACCTTAAAGGTTCCATACAGGTGAGTTTTTACAGAACCGCCAGTTGATCCAGCTGTATTGCCATCACTCTGAATATCGTAAACATAAAGACCAGAAGAAATTCCAGCCATAGTAGTGGAGTTTATTATTACGGTAAGCTTTGCATTTGACGTACCGTCATCGTTATCAGCAATCAAAAATCCGTTACTCCCACTAGAAGACTCTCCTTCGATAGTCTGTGTCGCTGAAGCTGTATCGCTTGTGGCTATTTGCATCTTCCAATTTGCAAGGGTCGTGTCACTTAACGTAGATCCGAAATCTACATCCAACTGAAAAGTATCTCCCTTTCTGCAAATGATGTCCAGCCGTGCCGCTGTATCAAGATTAACCTGCGCCATCTGTAATCTGATTTATAATTTGTTCTGCGGTATTATTCTCCTGCTCTTCGGTAAGCTCACCACGCTCACCCTGTCTCTGTGAAATAAGCTTACTCTGTTCAGTAGATTGCTTCTTAACCCTTTCGTCCTTCCTGTCCTCCTTGAGAACCTCCAGCTTTTCACGGAACTCCTGCTCCTCAGTTCTAAATCCGAGGGTTGCTTGAGCTTTGATCATTTCAATCTCCTTTCTGTGCTCATGCTTCAACGTCTCCATCTGCGCCTCTAGCTGAGCTTTCATCTGCTCCATCTGGCTGTCTATCTGAGCTTTAGCTTGCATCTCTTGCATCTTTGCTTGAGAGGCAGCTTGAGTAGACTGAACCTGGGCTTGAGCTTGAGCTTGTACGTTCTGCTGAGCGATTTGCTGGTTTGCAGCCATGCGCTTCTTCCGCCTTATAACAAGGAGTCTTTCTGCCTGGTTGATGTCCTTGAGTTGTCTAATGGCTATAGCGTCCTCGATGTCAAGCTCTTTCTGAGACAGAGACACCTGTATATTTTGCTCCAAGTACTGCTTCTCTACGTCCTCCATCTCCTTAACGACATGAACTCCAAAATTGTACATGGACAATCTATTGAACGAGCTCAGTATCTCCATGTTAGAGCTACCGATAGCGTTTTCGTAAGCCTTGTAAAGTATGCTTTCTCTAGGGATAACCTGCAAGCACTTCACTATGTCTGAGCAAACTCGCTTAAACAACATCATTGACGAGTTAGTGATGTCATAAATAGCGTTGTTTCCAGCCGCTATGGCTTGCTGTCTAACCCCAACCAGCTGCTCACCTTTCGGTGTCGTCCCGTCCATAGCTTCGTTGATGCCTGTGGCATCGCGGATCATTCTCAGGTAGTGGTTGTAGAGTGCTATGAACTCGTTGATGTTCCGTACACTATTGCCGATTTCCCTGATGGGAGGGTTCTGGAACCCGCCTTCGGGATTCTTGCTGCGGTAATAGAAGACACCCGTCTGTTCGTAGATGTCATGAAGTTCGAGTGGCTGGAGCTCCCCTCCTTTTCCGAGCTGAACATTTTCCAGGCCCTCGATATCAATGATGATACCATCTGGCTTTGCTTTTGCGATTGCCTGTTGGATCTTCAGGTGTGTAAGCTGAAGCTGATCTGCGAATCCAACGCATCCGTCCACCATGGACTTAGGCATCATGGATTCCAGATTGGTTGCGACAACAGAATAGGACAAGTCTGCCTTAGACAGGTCGTGCATGTTCTTCGGGATGTTAGTCTTCATCCCGTAGTTAAAGATCATGTCGCAGCCCACGATGTAACACCCACCGTAAATAGTAGTGTTTTCTATTCTCTTTACGTCCCTCTTGTACACAGAGTTAGTAGGCTCTTTGTAGTTCTCTCCTTTAAAGTAAAAGCCAACATTTCCGTACTTACTCTCCTTGCTTTCGAAGACCATAGGGTCCACAGACTTAAACTCAAAGTCCATGACCTCCACCATGTATTCGTCGTACCCAAACCTGTACTTACCCATGTAATCGTCATACATGGACTGACCAAGCTTTCCCGTATCGTAGTTATACTTCTTTGCGGCCTTTTCTGCAATCTTCTTGTATTGCTCCTCACTAAACTGATCACCAGCCATTCTTTTGAGCTCCTGTATAGAAACTCTTTTTACGTGACCCGCATAGACGATATCAGAGAAATTTGGGTCCTCAGTGTAGCTGTGTATGAATTTTGCTGGGTCTACATACTCTGTTGTAATCCCGTAGTTGGGGTCGTTTGACCGCTTTACCACAGACATCCCAAGTACAGCGAGGTCATTAACGCACCTTCTGTATGTGGCGTCGGTGAAGTCATTCCACTTCAGCGTCATGTTCGTGGCAATCTGAGCCGCGATCTCTGAGCTAGACTTAATGTTGTTTCCGATGAATATCTCTGCCTCCTCAAGAGTTTCTGGAATCTTGTCGGTGTCCGCTATCTGAACTCCAGTTTTCTCCTGAGCCTTAATGAGTAACTCTCTGTTTCTTATGGTGGCCTCAAGCTTTCTTCTCTCTCTGTCCTTTTCGTTGGAGGAAAGCGGATCTACCGCCTCAAGATTAGGGTATGGATCAGAAGACAGGATCTTGTTTACTACAATTCGAACAAACTTAGGCAGGATAGGTACGGGCGTAAAGTCAAGGTTCAAAAAGCTTCCGTCACCGTTATTTGGGTCAAGGCTAGTAAGAAGCTGCCTGTATATCGTAGTGTCTTGGGTTCCGTTCGCGTACTTCCTGTTCCTTTCAAAGGTTTTTACGCGCTTTTTCATAAGGGACCCGTCCCTCTCAGTGCTACCCCATTGATTTGAGATAGCTCTAGCATACCTTAATCCATACTCCCTCCCCTCTTTTACGGACCTGGGGGCCAAGGGGTCTGGAAAGTTTATACTGTTTTTGCCCTGCTTTCCGTACATCTAGTGGCAAATATAGCAAACTTAGCGGTGCCACTCTTTTATCTTGTTCTTTCTAAAGAATGACTTTGATTCGAAATTAGCGGGTTTTGTTTTGGCCTTGACTTTTTGTGCTGCAAGCAACGCCAATCCAGAGCTTATCGTAAGGTCGTACTTGGTTCTATTGCTGATTTTGTATCCTATCCAGTCTTCAAGAGTGCTGTTAAAATACATATTACCAAAGTCCGCTGTTTCTGGCTTTACCCCAACGTGATCGTGAATATAAGTCTCTATAGCATGAGCATGAGCCTGAATAACATCCTGAGAGTTAGAAGGTATACCCTTGGTCCTTACGCTTTTTGATGACGAAGAAAGATGAGACGGTCTGTCCAAAAGGTACCCGTCGTAACCCCTTGACTCAAAGTATCTTACTATGCCATACTTGTTGTTCTCCACGAGCAAGGGGTATCCGTAATAAAAAGATGCCATAAGAACATCCTCGTAGAAAATACTTGCGAGATCTGGCCTGGAAGCATACTCTAAGACAAACATGTTAGACGGAACTTTGTCGTTCATGCTAAACTTGTTGTACAAGTGCATAGCGCCCTTAGAGCCACGACCATCAACAGTTTCGTCAAGGTCGTATGAGTCTACTCCGCCTACACCGTACTGAGAATTTGGGGGAACTTTTTTTCCTCTAACTTCCGCGACTTGATTTCTCATGTCTGCGGGTGGTTGCCATGCCACATGGAATCTGCCCCTGGGGTCTGGGGAGAATATTACCTCCCTGTCTTTATCCTTCCATATAAAGTTTCCTCTGACGACTGGGTTAGGGTACAGGTTATTGTTCCAGTCTATCTGCTGGTATATCTTCCCAATGTTGAATATGCTCCCTTCGATACTATCTCTGAAAGCTTCGTCCTCGGTCAATGGGAACTGCCTGATAACCTCATTCAGCTCTGAGGGGTCATGGCTGAGGCTGTCCCTCTCGTTTTTTAGGTAGGTCTTACTTCCTTGATCTATCTCTTCCCCGTCAACGCCATCTATTGCATCAGCAGGATCATCCACAACAGGGTTCCCGTAACGATCAAAGAACCCTTCAAGAGCGTGATCAGCAGGTATAAAAATACGGTAAAGGCCGCTCCTGGTTCTTCCGTTTGCGTTTCTTTCATTTGGATCTGAGTCATCCCACAAGGTCTTGTATTCCTCCCCGCCCTTGTTCATGGGGTTGACCGTAGACCCCACTAGGGCCTTGCCCACAATCCTTTTACCTACAATAAGACAAGTGCGCTCAATCCGCCACGCCTCCTTTATGTCTACTGGTTTCTCCCATTTTCCAGCCTCGTCAAGATAGAGGAAATGTAGCTTTTCTCCGTCGTAGGCGTTGTTGGTAGTGTTTTTCCAGTTGATGATTGTGTTGAGCGCATCACCCTTTTGTGACGTCTTATTCTTCTTGGTGATTCGTTTCGATGGTTCCCGAAAAGCGAGTTCCATACGTGGGTTCGTCGTTCCATCCTGTATAGGTTTAAAGAAGAACGGGTATGCCTTGAACATAGGCACCACTTTCTTCATGAATATGTTCTCCTGGGCGTCTTTACCAGTCTTGGACTGGATTCCGAGGAGCTTGTCTTTTACTTGCGTAGCTTCGTCAACAAGTACAGCGGCACAGATATTAGTATAGCCAGAACGGCGACACTTAGTATATAGCTGACCGATACAACGGGGATCAGCTTCGCACGCAGCCATGTGAAGAAAGATCTCACGTTGGAACGCAAGATACGAAGGATATCCGATATCGATCTTACTCCATTGGAGAAACATGTAGTGCCTTCCTGTAATGTACGTAGGCACACCATTATTGTAAAACCAAACACCGTTACGCCTCCGCTCAAACTCCTGCTCGATGTAAGGAGAAAAGGAACGTCGAAACTCGGCTGGCTTCTCGAACCACTCATCCATACTTCTAACCCTCGACAGTTCCTGTGGCACGTCGGTGCGCTTCCACATCTGCAGCTTTTTTGGTAGGTCGTGGAAGAGGATGTCGGATTTTTTTGGAACTTTCGGAAGAGCAATGTCAAGACCGTGGAGCGAAATGACCTCGCCCATACTACCTCCGCTGTCCAGCCGAATAACGTCATCGGACTTGTCCATAACGATTGCTTTTGAAAGAGGGCATCCCGACCTTTTTCTCAGCCAGCTCCATGTACTTCCCGCATTCACACTTTACGTCGTGCCTCACCTGCCCGTCGATAACCTTTATGGAGACGCTTCCGCTGTGTTCCACAATTTTATCGCACTCACACTTGTATTTGCTCATTGATCTAAAATTTTTTGTATTCTTCTTTTAGTGCTTTTTAGGTCATAGCACTGATACCTTTTGCAATACCAAGTAAGCCACCTCCTAGAGTCGCTTTTTATGAACCAGCCTAAATCATTAATGCTTGAAATAAGGTTTGTTAGGTGACGCAGGTCCTTTGTTATCCAGTGGTACTCTGGAAGACCGTAAGATATTATAGGTACATCATGCATCATGCACTCTAATCCAGCTGTACTGTTTTCAATTATTGCAACCCTAGACTTAGGAAGAAAGTCATGTATGTTCTCCCTTCCTTCAAAAACTCGAACACCTTTGCTTTTCCAGTAGGAAACTATTGATGACTCTGGATTCCCACCCTTGTCCTTGTACCAAGGCGGAAACTTTACAACAATAGGAAACTTAATTTTTGACTCTATTAAAGTGTTGACTATACACTTCACTTTAGATAAGTGAGACCCGAAAGACATGTCTTTCACCGTCTCGTCGCCTTCCATCTGACAGACAACAAGAATGTGTTGATCAGGAATGTCCAGAGCCTTTTCATTGAAGTTCAAGTTCTCTCTCGACTTTACTCCACTCCACTTATTCTGCTTGTTTTTTATGATTGAACTTACTTCCGAAGAGAAAAACCTATCCGAAGAAACCTTTTTAAAGTTCGGTTTTTTGTAGGTTATGTCTGAACAGGCAGCGTATCCCTTTGTATCTAAAGTGAAGTGATCTTTAGTGGGCCCTGTAGGCTTTAGAAATATGGTTTTTTTTCCTCTGTAAAGATTCTTTCTCTGAAGTTCAGATACCCAAGAGTGGTTGTAAACAAATACATTTTCTGGATTGTCGTCTATATCTCTAGATAGATGATCCCAGGTTTTGTCTTCTAGTTTTAAGTATGGACTGATCCTTACATCAAACCCAAGGTCTAGAAAAGCTTGGATCGTAGTGTAGATTATTTTAGTCCAGTTCATTTCTATTGTCTGGTACTTGTGACCACAAATGTTAACAACCCTACTCATTCTGAAACCCATCCAGTTATTGATACCCTGGGATACTTAACGCCGCTAGAAACTTGAGAGACGAAGTGAGGTACACCATTTACGTTTTCTTTCTTCGAGTTCATTAAGGTGACGACCATTCTGTTGTAGGAGGAGAGAACTACTTTTTTTATAGTCGTCCAGTCATCGTCAAGTAGGTATAAGTTTCCTCCCCAATGAGGCTTCCAGTTTTTAGATAGGCTATAAACCAAACTCAAAGACCCTTTGTCTATGTCGTGATGAGGAGATAGAAACTGACCCTCGGTATACCTGCTAGAAAAAACCTCTTCTCTTTTAGATATCTGTATTCCAGTAATTTCTTTTATTACACTTAAAAATTCATTAGACTCAAGAAACTTCTTGTACTCGCACTCTAAGCAAGAACACCCTTTTACGTGATTTACTGTTCTGTCAAAGACGTAACTAAACTTGCCGTCATAAAAGTCATCATATGCCTTGCTGTATACCGAATTGATCTCGTCTATGTTTGACTCATACCTTCTTATCATACCGACATAGTCGGATATAGAAGGAATTTTAAAGGATGTATGCCACCAGTCTTCTGGCATGCCGTAAATCAAAAAATCATGTAATTTTTTTGCTGACTCTTCGGTCAGAAAGTCCTCTATTACGACAAACCCATTTTTTTTAAAGTCTTTTTTTAGGTCATTCGTATTAAGGTCTTCGTTCATCCTAATGATTGACATCATCTTAAAACTTGAACTGAACCCTGTATGGAGAGGCTTCTGCCCCCGTAAGACTTGGCTTTAATCACCCAGGCGTAAACTCCGTCTGCCACATAGTGGTCTCCGCCATTGACGCTTCCATTCCACTTTTCTTCTGGATCCTCAGAGTAGTATATTCTATCTCCCCACCTGTTGTATATGCTCATACCCCAGTCCATCC